TCAAAATGATATGTTAAACCAAATTTTCACTAATTTAAATACAACGTTACCGTCAGTTAAAGTAAACAATACTCAATCAAGGATTTCTAAATTAGATGATAAGGGAGGGGCATTAAAAACTGAATTATGGGAAACATTTAAAAACTTTAATGATAGGTGGATATCAGGTCAAGATGTTAAGAATAAAACATTGTTTGAGCAATTTCTATTTTTGGATAAGGCGAATAGACCTATTGGTGATAAGGTAATCATTAATATTAATCAATTAAGAGGTTTTTTAAAAAGTAATTTAGCTCAAACAAGTGTGTTGGACTTAATAGGAAGTATTTTAGAAAAAAATAATTTTATATTTATGCCCACACCATCTTACGCTAATTTTTATGGTAGAAACGAAAGAGTAAAAGAAGGTATGCCTAACCCCGCGTTTAGTGATGTTGCTAATAATACTTTTGGAACATTTTTAGAAGTAGATACCCATACCTCTGAACCTAAATTATTGGCGATATATGTTGGTAAACCCGCCGAAAAATTAAACACGTCACCTGAAAACGATAATTACTTATACGGGGACGATTCTTTTGATATATCAATACCATCACAAAGTGGGGTTAGAGCGACCGAAGATGGTGTCACTAATTTCTCAGATAGAAATAAAGTTGTTGCGTTTAACGTGGACTTTGGGATACAAAATCAAAGTATATTTAAATCAATAAATATTGATATGTCTCAAAGAAAAAATATAGCACCAACGTTTCAAGTACTCGCGGATATGGGTGCTCAGGCCGATGGACAAAAAGTGGCTCAACAGTCGGTAAGTTTATATAATTTTTATAAAGCGGCTAGTTATAATTGTAGTGTTACGTCTATGGGTAACGTTATGATTCAACCTACAATGTATTTTAATTTAAGGTATGTTCCAATGTTTTATGGTCCTTATTTAATAACAAGTGTAACTCATGATATCACTACCAGAGATTTTCAAACGAGTTTCGAGGGGGTACGTATGTCAAAATACTCACTAAAAATGCCTAATGGATTAATATCTAGTGTTAATCGAGAAATAGTACAAAACTACTTATCGGAAGTTAGAAGAATACCCACACTTGCGGGTTCTACTGCAGATACAGTTACTAGGTCAACAGATATAAAAAATAGTTCAACCAAGAGTAACGCAAAAAAACAAATTGCGGACGACCAAAAATGTGTTGCCGTACAAAAAATTAACAAACCTTACACAAAAATTACACAAACAAGTATTACTCAGACTAAGTTTAAAACTTTAATTGACGGAAGTAGTAATCTTAATGAAAATGTAAAACGATTCATTTTTGGGGTGGGTTATGTTGAAAATGGTAATGGTACTAATGTGGAGAGTATAAACAATAATCACTTCAACTTAAAAAACCTTAAAGAAAATGCTAGATGGACAATTAACTTTGAAGAACAAACCTGTGTAGATGATAATAATTATGCGGTACCTTACCTCTCATTTAAATCGCCAGGAGATTCAATTAAATTCATGAATCAAGTATGTTCACAGTACGAACAAATAATTGAAGCGTTTTTAGTTAATACAACAATAAATGGTAATTTACCTAAAACATTTGCATACTTATGGTATTATACCTTTAGATTTACTACTATGGATAAAGAATTGACTGCGGGTAGTAATATCGATGATTCGATTATTGCGTCAGTTAATCATGATTTAAATGCGAATAGCGTATCAAAACAACTTTTTGATAAAGCTGAGGCGGTTTTTAAATCTAAAATAAACGCTTGGAATAGAAACTAATTTAAGAAAAAGAGCATTTATCGTATATTTATAAATAAAAGATTATGGATACTAAAGCATTATTAGACCAGTTTTTGTCAAAAGACACTAGAATAACTGAAAAAAATACGGGTAATGGTTACAAAGAAGTTTGTGATTTAGATACTGGAGATTGTTATACCGTAAGAATGAGAGATGGCCTTATAGAAAGAGTTGATAATTCTATGAAACTAAATAGGACTTTAAGAGTTGAAACACCTCACGGGGTGAAAACACTCTTGAACGGTTAAAAAAAAATACAAAATGTCTGTAGATAAGAAAATATTAGAAGAGATAAGTAAATATAATAATATTAACAAATATATTAGCGAACAAGAAACTGATTTACCTGAACCAATTGAAGGTGGAGGTGAGGATGTTGAGTTAGATGGTTCTGAACTTGATATTGACGATGTACAACCTGTCGATGTTGAGTCTGACCCTGAAGTGGAAGTTGTGGGTGAACCTACATCTGAATTAAGTGGTGAAGAAAGTGGTACTGAAGAATTAGATATCACTGATTTAGTGACGACTCAAAAAGATATGTCTACCAAACAAGAGGAGTATATGGATAGTATGATGGATAGGTTAAATGACCTCACTTCTAAATTATCTGATATGGATAAAATATTAGTCAAAATTAATAGTTTAGAAGATAAAGTAGATAAGTATCGTCAAAAATCTCCTGAAGAAAAATTACAATTAAGAAGTTTAGATAGTTATCCGTATAATCAAAAGTTAACTGATTTCTTTATGGACAAAGGTCCCGATATGGAAAAAACGGGTAAAAATGAATATGTTTTAACTTCCGATGAAGTTGAGAACTACACTGATAGAGACATTAAAGATTCATTTGATGCACCATTAGAAAACGAATATTAACACCCCTTATATAATTTTTATAAAAACAGTAAAAGACCATTTCGATGGTCTTTTTTTATTTGACTTAATGACTTTCTTTGTTATATTATAATTGAGTAAACGATAAATAAATAATAACAGAGAAAAAAGAAAAATTATGGCAAATGCATTAGACGCAGTATTAGCTCAGTACGAGAAGAATACTTCAAAATCAAACAATGGAAAACAATCTATCTCTCAAGAAGATAGACTAAAACGTTATTTCACGACTTATTTACCAAAAGGTACAAGTTCGGGACAAAAAAGAGTGCGTATCTTACCAACACCTGACGGGTCATCACCTTTTAAAGAAGTGTGGTACCACGAAGTACAGATTGATGGTAAATGGACAAAACTATATGACCCAGGAAAGAATGACGGAGAACGTTCACCTCTTACAGAGGTTTACGAAGAACTAATCTCAACAGGTAAGGAATCTGACAAGGATTTGGCGAGACAATACCGTCCACGTAAATTCTATATTGTAAAACTTATTGATAGAGATAATGAAGACCACGGACCTAAATTTTGGAGATTTAAAGATAACTACAAACAAGAAGGTATCTTAGATAAAATCATTCCAATATGGAAAGCTAAGGGAGATGTTACCGACGCGAATGAAGGACGTGATTTAATGGTTGAATTATCAAAGGCTAAAACACCTAAAGGTATTGAATATACGGTTGTACAGACAGTTATGTATGACGACCCATGTCCAATACACTCAGATAAGTCTCAAATGGATGAGTGGATGACTAATGAGTTAACATGGCAAGATGTTTACGCACAGAAACCTGTGGAGTACTTAGAGGCGATTGCAAGAGGTGAGACACCTGTTTGGAGTTCTGACTTAAAGAAATATGTTTATGGTGACGACTCTTCTGAAGTAGTGTTAGGTGGTTCAAACGAATCGACTAAAACTGAGGAAACAACTGACCCGCAATCAAAAATGGGTGTGGACACAGACTTACCATTTTAATAACAACTAACATGATGGTGGTAACGACAGTGATGTCGTTACCACCTTTATCAAATTAAAAAATATGGCAATAAAGAAAAAAGATTTTAGTAGTATAAAGAAGAAATTTTCTACATCTGCAAAATACAAACCACAAAGGTTTTTAGATTTGGGTGAAGATTTCTTAGACGCGGTTGGATTACCTGGCCCCGCAATTGGTCATTTAAATATGTTTTTAGGTCATTCAGATACGGGTAAAACAACAGCTTTAGTAAAGGCGGCGGTTGACGCACAAAAAAAAGGTATTTTACCTGTGTTTATAATTACCGAACAAAAATGGTCATTTGAACACGCTAAGTTAATGGGGTTTGAATGTGAAGAAGTTGTGGATGAAGAAACGGGTGAATTAGATTGGGACGGGTTCTTTATTTTTAATAATAATTTTAATTATATTGAGCAAATAACTGACTACATCAATGAATTATTGGATGCACAAAATAAGGGTGAATTAGAGTATGATTTACTTTTCTTATGGGATTCAGTAGGTTCGGTACCATGTAAGATGACTTTTGATGGTAAAGGAGGTAAACAACATAATGCATCCACATTAGCGGATAAAATAGGTATGGGTATCAACCAAAGGATATCGGGTTCACGTAAGGCAGATTCTAAGTATGAAAATACTTTACTAATAGTTAATCAACCGTGGGTGGCTTTACCTGACTCACCATTTGGTCAACCCAAAATTAAGGCTAAAGGTGGAGAATCAATATGGTTAAACTCGTCTTTGGTGTTTTTATTTGGTAATCAAAAAAATGCTGGAACAACAACTATATCTGCGGTTAAGAACAAAAGAAAAGTAAAGTTCGCTTCAAGAACAAAAATATCAGTAATGAAAAATCACATTAATGGATTAGGATATGCTGATGGGAAAATAATTGTAACCCCACACGGATTCTTAGCAGGTAAGGAAAGTAGTGAAGAAAAAAAATCAATTGAAAAATACAAAGGTGAACAATCTGAGTATTGGAAAGAAGTCATTGGAGTAGAAGGTGACTTTAAGTTAGAAGAAGAAAAACAGGAAGTGTAACAATTTAACGCATAAAAAGTGGTTAAAACATTATTAATTGACGGAAATAATTTATTTAAAATAGGTTTTCATGGAGTTAGAGATTTCTATCATGAGGGTAAACATATTGGAGGTATCTATCATTTTGTCAATACAATCAAAAAGTTTCTTAATGAACACAATCATGATAAAGTAATTGTGTTTTGGGATGGGGAGAATAACTCATCCCAAAGAAAACTTATTTCACCAGACTATAAGGGTAATCGTAGGCAAACTTTAAATGAGGCTAA